GAAGTTCCACTTGTAGAAGCAATTTCTTGTTCAGCAGCATGTACAAATTTCTCACGCTCTGGATAGGCAACATTAGTTGCAAAATCATTTGTATGCAATTTTTCAATAGCCTTATAAGGGTCAACTTCAATCAATCGTTTAATATCTGTTACATCTAAATCATAATTAAATTGACGTATTTTACTTTCGGCATCTGCCTCGGTCATAGTGCCGTTTGCCACATTATCGTTAGTCAATTCTACGAACTGATTGATAATATTTTCTCTTTCTTTTCCTTCGGCATTACCAGCTTCTATGTTTAAAGCAATCGCAGAGTCTTTGTATAATTCTAAATTTTTCTTTTGTTGCAACTGTGTGGCGGCGAGTTTGCCAGTATATTCCGCACCTGCAATCGTTGTGCCACCTTTTACACGTTTCCAATTCTGATACAAATTGCTACCAAGCGTAGCATCACCAGTCTCAGAAACATCTTTAATATAGTTTTGATACAGTTCGTCTATCTGTTGCTTGTTTGTAGCCATGCTTATATCTTTATTGTATTGTTTTGTCCGGCTATCAACATAAATATTGAACGCATTTAGCTGTCCCTCAATCGCGTTCTCAGATAACTTAAACTGCAAATCAGATAATTCTTGAAAACTCTTCGAAAGGCCTTGCATTGTCTTTGTGTAACTATCACCCAAAGAACCCTCTACTGGCTGAACAGCGCGCCCAGCTTGCGTCTGTGGTGCGCCTAACTGAACTTGGTCGTTTCTCTGCGGTATTTTCATTTATTAAACATTCCTCCTACAGAAAGTCCTCCTGTTAAGGAAGGGAACGAAATATTCAAATTTCTATATTGTTTTACCAAACCATTACGCAATAAATCAATATCTGCAGTTGGTGTATTAATATAATCCAATCCAGAACCTTGCGTCAGCCTATTAAATGCAGATTGAATAGTAGGATTTGTGGTGATAGTAGGAGTAGTAGCTTGGTTTATCATACGCAAATCGTCTAACCGATTCCACTTAGCAGCAACGGAAGTTGCCGCACTTAACGCACCTTGCATACCCTGAGCATAAGAACTAAACGATTGTGCTCTCGCAGTATATTGCGCCATCTGACCTTGGTACTGCAATCCGATGTTTTCAATAGCCGTCTGCCGTCTTTGTTCAAAGGCAGAGTTAATCAGATTGGCTTGCAAGGTCGAGATGTCGCGACCGACAGAATACCCTGTGGAACGAAGTAATGCTTGAGCAGAACCACTAGCTGTTGACATACCAGTTTCCGCCATCGCGGCTAACTGACTACCTACAACTTGCCTACCTTGACGTTTAATATCAGCAATCTGGTCGGCAGTTTGTCTTGTCTGATAAGCGATGTTGCGTTCAGTAGCAATATCATTCAATCTAGCCTGCGCTTCAGCGGCTCGCTTTTGCATACGCCCATATTTTCTGGCGGTACTAGCCCCCATAAAACCGCTATACAAACTGGAAATAGCAGAGAATATCCCTGCAGCTGTCCCCAATTGAGCGTCTCTTTTCGCTCCTGCCAAAATCTGTTCATTTGTTTTATCCATACATTACTCCACGCAAAAGAAAAATACACCGAAATCAACGCCGTTTATTTTAATGGCTTCTCCAACTCTTTTGAAGCCAGCCCATTCGTTTAACTTTACCGCTCTTTTATATCTTAAATCAGTTATAACGTACAACGGGCCATATTTGTTATACCATATTTTAACCCATTTTCGTACATTTTTCATAAAAGAAAGTTTGTGTTCTTCGACAAAAACAGTTGTTAATAGCCAAACACTATAGCAGTTTTCATCTTTAATTATACCAAATAAAGCAACGGGTCTGTCGCTTTCGTCAGCCAAGCAATAGCACTCAAGGCTATGCCGTTTCCCTATTGCAATATGTTCTTCTAACGGAATATTAGAAACTGAGGAGCACTCCGCAACATCAGAGGCTCTGGCATACTTCGCAAAGAAAACAGCATCTTCCTCTTTGAGTTCTCTTACAATCATCGTTCGTATTCTATTTCAGGTATAACGGACACAACAGTAACCGGCAACGGGTCTATTTGCCGTATTTTTACATTTGTGGCCTCGTTATGCGTTGATGGCAAAATCTCGCGATATACGCCAGATTTGAGCGAAATAGGGATATTATAGCCTTCTAGTTCACGCTTCAACATATCTACTTCGCGGTGTCCATTTACACTCAACTTTGTACCACGCGATTTATTATAACGGATAGATACAGCTACTACACGTTTCTTTCTGTTCTTTGTAGTACCATCTTCCAAGTTCGCGTCAAAAGTAAGCGTCTCTAAAACTGACTCATACGGCAATCCTACAGTAACAACGCTTGCGGCATAGGGAATTGTAATTGCCCCACTTTCTACAGTTAAACCGCTAATCACGTTACCGTCTGCTAAAACAGACACATCTTCACCTTCTAAATAATTTAAACCAGAGATAACCGTTGCTGGTTCCCCACGATAAGTTCTACCGCAGTCTACAAAGAAGCAATCTTCAGGATTAGAAGAAAGTAAGCGTGTAGGCATCTTTTCTACAAAAGTACCATTTTTACGCTTTATAGCCAAGTATAAATGTTCTTCAGTTCCAGTAGAACATACAGCGATAGATTTTACCTGACCGCCAAAATCCATCGGAGTCCAAGCAATTACTTGTTGTTGACGTAAATAAGTACAAGAAAGCACCGTTCCATCTTCCAATAAAACCCAAATAATAGAATACGGTTCTTGTTGGTAAGCCAAAGTTTTAATAACCTTGCCATCGAACAAATGGTTCGCAAGGATAGTAATTTCCTGACCGGCATAGCCGTCTGTTTCAAAGTTATACGCATAATCGGATAATGCCTGCTTCATCGGGTGAGCATAAATAATATGGTCGCGCACCACTACAGGCTTTACTTCAGAACCACCTGTAGCACCTTGTTTTAAAAAAGTTGCGGTACTAGGAGTAAAAGTGTCATTATGATGAACGAAGTTCCCATCGTCAGAGAACACAGCAAGTTTTTGCCCTGCCACAATAGAATTAATTTTGTCAATCTTTTTATCTTTAATGATGACAGAAATAGCGTCATCGTCGGTAACATCAGTAGAAACACCGAAGTTCGTATAGTCTGAAATCTTTGTAGCATCAAGTTCATTGTTTGTAGCCCATACAATACGGTCTTGGTACAGGTCTACTTCCGTTGGGAAAGTATCTCCTTGCCATAAAAATTTTTGTACTTCTCCAGAAGATTCTTGCGTCAAAGCTTCTACTTCAGAAAAAACATTTCCAAAAGTGACATCTCTCGAAGGGAAAGAACCATGTGTGTTTGAACTTTGAAACCTTACTGAAATTTGTTTTCCACTATAATCTTCTTTATTCTGTTCTATTGTAACATCTTGAAGGCCACCGCCTAAATATTGAACACTTCCGTCATCGCCTATAGCTAATCGCAAAGCGGCAACAACATCTTCAAAACCAGATGTGTAAATACCTCCAGGGCCGTTGATACCTGTAAAACCTGCATCATACTTCACCTCATTTCCTACAGTAACAGTCCAATGAGAAACACTAAAAGAATCTAAACCCCAAATATTATCGACAGATTGTATTCTGGCTTTCACATCTCCTGAATAAATAATTCCACTAACATACTTAATAATCAAAGGATTATCTTCAATAAGAGTAACTCTATATTTAAAAGCATCTACTTTTTCAGCAACAATAAAAGAAAGATTTTTATAAAAACCTTCAACAAACAACTGTATATTTAAACCAGATGAAGAAAATGTCAATAAATCATCTAAATTTATACGCAAAAAAGTATCATTGTTAGTATAATCAGAAACAAAATCAAAGTTTGACCCGCCGTCAGCAGAAGCTTCAGTAGAAGAAAACGTTCTAACCCTTTTCCAACCAGTAGTTCCAGACTCACTTTCTTCTAAATGAATTTGTCCAGCCCATGTTCCACTTGTTTTTAATGTTATTTTTCCACCTGCATAAAAAACAGTTTCTTTAATATTTTCTGCAATAGCTTGAGAAGAAACTCTATACGACAACGTTTGAGTAGGGAAAAACGCTTTGGTAGCAAATTTATTTCCTATATCAGAAGCATCAAACTCTTCGGTTGTAGTAATATACAATTCATCATTTTCATAAGAAAGAGCACCTTCAAATCCTTCCTTATATTCAGTCAAAGGGCCACGCTTATAATCATAAGAATCAAATTGCCAATTCGTATGCCCGAATCTGGTTAATGTTTTAGGCTCTCCTCCCCACGCAATATACATCACATCGCCAGATTGGCAATACCGAATTTTTGATAAATCGGCAGTAGTAAACGGCGAAACAATCTCATAAGGAACTTGTACTGTTTGCCCGTCTACAACAGTATCTACAACCACTTGTCCATTCGCAGTAAAGAAACGGCAATATCCATTCCCGAACTCAATGATATATGTTTCAGTAGAACTAAACTCAAAAGGAATAAGACGCACCGTTTCATCTTTCGCTTGAGCCAACATCATTGTCCCCGCACGGTTACTCATACCGCCTTGCGGGTGCACAAACATATTCTTTCCACTTTTTACAGAAGAAACAAACTTGTTATAATCTACTCTATCATAAAGCAACGGAGATATTTCTCCGTTGTTAAAACTAGGTTGTAAACGGTGCACTACTGGCATATTAACTCTCCCTTGAAACTAAGAAAGGATTTTCTATTACCGCATCTTCTAACTGCTCTACTTTGTTTGCATATCTCGCTTCGTTCAATGCAAGCTGATATTTCTGCATAGCGAGTTGTGATAAATTTGTAGAACCTGTTAAAGATATCGCAATCTCATGCGCTAATAAAGCCGCAAGAGCTGCAATAAAATTGCTATCAAAAATTGAAGTATCTTCAATATCACGAACGTATTCAGCATAAGCGTCAATCATGCGAGTACGAATCACTTCATTTTTTAAAGTGCTATCATACTCTAACTTAAATTCTCTGTCATCTAACCAACGACGAATACCCTCATTGTAAAGACGAATTACAAAAAGACATGCAGCTGGTTTTTGATAAATCATAGAAGCGGATTCTGGGCCATCTTCTTCTTCACGAATTAAAGTCAATTTATCTTTCGCTCTGGCCCAACTCCAATCATGCGCTCTTAATAATTGCTGACGCACAATATCATAATACTGATTGCACAAAACGGCTCTTTGATTTTCCTCTGTCAAAGAGGACATATAATCCTGCCCTAACAAAGCAAGAGCCATATTACAAATATCTAATTTCGTTTTAGCCATTTTTTCTATCCTCTTTGAAAGAGGGGCAGGCATTTTAAGTCTGCCCCAAGTTTCCTATTTCAAGTTGCCAATCGGAGCGGCAGCAGTCAGGAAAGCATTTACTTTACCAGTCGTGGCATTAGAACCACCAACGGTATAGTACAAGCGGATATAGCGTTTGCAATCCGCAGGTAAGCGTAAGCAGCAGATATACGCACCTTCTACCAAGTTGGCAGCTGCGACAGCACCCGTGCTGGCTAACGTAACAGCAGAGCTGAAGTTAGAAGCAGAGTCGGTCTGAACACCAACTGTCAACGAAGTCAAGGTAGCAAAATCAGCAGCTACTTTAACAACCAACCACAAAGCACCATAGGCATCGCCTGCGGCTTTCTGGTCGATGATATTCGTGGAAGCAGCAGACGCGGTGACTGCTTGCTCTTCAGAAAATACTAAGGTATTATCCAATAACATTATTCAATTCCTCCTTACGATACCACAGCTTCATCAAATCCGATGAAGTCGCAGATGTGCACCGGCACACCATTGTAAACCATCACAGGTTTCTGGGTAGGTTCGTTCGGCGTATAGAACACGTTGCCTTTAGCATCCAAAGCTTGTTGGAGTTTGAACGCAACTTGGCGGTTCATATACAAGATGGGTTTTCCCGTGCCATGGTTGTCAACGCGAGCCATCATTTCATCGATAGCTAAGCGAAGGTTAGCACCAGTCGTAGCAGCAACGATGTTGCAAGCGCGACCAGCAAAACGCCAGTCATGCACACACAAACCGAGTTGCCATTCAAAGTAATCTTTGTAGCCAGGGAAAGAATTTCCGTTGGAATCCAACACTTCTTCCGGTTTGCCATTCGGGGTGTAGTCAATGTGCTGCAGACCCGCTTTAGAACCTTTAGGGAAGAAGGTGAATACTTTATCGGTGTCCCAAGTTATCAAGTACACAGAAGAGCATTGGTTGGCGGTAGAACCACCAGCAGATACCACGTTGCGGCTCGCATCTTCAGAAGCGAAAGTACCGAGCGTGTTGTAGAAAGCTTTCAAACCAACAAAGCTTTCTTCGTTCTTTTTCAAAGAACCATTGATGAGCGTTTTACCCATCGTATAAGCCATACCTTCCATGATGGTTTTGGCTTGGCGAGAGCGCACTTCATTGATTTTACCGCCTTTTTCAGCGATGAGTTTATCAACGAGCGAGTTCGCAGCCAAAGTCCCATAGGTATCCATTACTTGTTTTTGCGTACTTTTTTCATACGGAACGCCTTTATAAGCACGACGCCAAGTTCCTTCAGGAATGGAAGTTTGAATCGCGTGCAAGTGACCTGCGTCAGAGTTAGATTCAATCAAAACGGCATCTTCAACCATCGGGTTCGCTTTCGTCAAAACGTCAGCTACGCCAACCAAATCGCCGTTTTCAGCAAATTGCTTAGAGTAATCTAACAAGTTATACCACTTATCAGCAATAATAGCCATTTGTTTTTTTCTCCTTTTTAATTTTTGCCGTACAATGATTCAGCTAGAGTCATTGAACTATTTACACCGCTGCTTGTAGCAGAAACCGTTGTATCAACAGCAATTTTGCTACCAATACTACGGAAAACACGAACTACAGCAGGATGATTTTCAAGTCCAGTATCTTGCATCAATTTGACAAATTCATCATCGCCAAATCGTTTGAAAGCCGCAGCTGCTTCACCAAGTTTCTGTTCGGCATTTTCGCCTAACTGTTTGATGGTTTCTGCTTTCCAAGACGCTTTCATATCGGTAAACGCTTTATCAGCGTTTTTGATATTTTCAGCATCTAAGTCTACAAGTTTCTGAGCTTGTTCTTTTGTGAGTCCTAATTCCTTTGCGACAGTTTTAAAAGCAGACATTTTCTTTTCATCTACTTTCAAACCATCAGGAAGAGAGAACTCTGTTTTTTCATCTACTACTTGAGGAGTGCTGGGATTTTTGTCCTCATCACTCGCTTTTGTCGGGTTCTTGTTAGACCCCAAATTTTCTTTCCCTTCTGTCTGTTGAGCAGGTTGGGCTTCCGCCTGTTGTTGAGCGGCGGGTTCAGTTGTTTGTGTTTCCTGAGCAGACGCTTCAGCAGGTTGTGTTTGTTCTGCAGTTTGCGTCGCTTCGGTTGTTTGATTATTTTCTTCTGCCATTTTATATCTCCGATTGTTCATTTTCTAAAGAAGTAACCATACTGTTCCACTCGTTTTCCATTTGAGCCATAGCAGTTTTGTTTGCTTCTTTTACAAACTCTTTAATCATTTCAGAAATAGCGGCAAGACCACAGTTAAACGCGGTCTTATGAGTATCTTCACCACAGAAGATACCATCTTGAGGAACACCTAACAAAATAATATAATACAAAACCGCTCTCCCTGCAGGAGTCTTTAAAAGTTCCCGCATGTTATTGAGCAGTTTTTTATCTAGCTTTTCGTTATTTGTTCTCATTGTCTACCCATTACTAAATCGAGAGCAGAGTTTTCGTCTAACTTAATATCGCTTGCCGTCTTTGCGTTCTGCAATTCGAGTTGCTGTTGTTGCTGTTCTGCCATCGCCATTTGTTGCTGAGCGCGTTCTTCACGGATTTGCACAACAACATCTTCGTCGTTAAGCATAACAGGTTCTACACCAATCATCTTTGCAACCTTGCGTGTAATTGCGTCAAAGTTAAGGTTATCCAAAACAGCAGGATTAGCTTGTGCCAAGCCATACATCACGCTGAGATATTGATTTGTTGCCGTCACACCACTCATTTTTTGAGCTTGTGCTACCATAGAAACATACTCAATATTCAAATCCTGTCCTTGAATTTCTTCAGGGGCAGGCGGAACAATACCAGCATCTAACGCATAATTAAACACAAGATTGATTAGGATATCCAACACTTCCATTTTGAACATTTCGAAAATCGGCCCAAGCATCATAAGTTTTTCACTATGCAACTCTTCAACTTCGCGAGCCGTTTTCTCTTGTGTAATGTTCTGCAACATAGAGAAGATATCCACATAGAACGCTTTGTTAATACGTTGTTCTACCTGTGCAATCGCGTATTCCAACGACTGCATATCGAGCGGAACCTGATAAACAGGTCTTACCGCTTGGTCGGTAGTACCACTAAATCTGGTGATACCATCAGGTCGTAAGTTTACTGCACCTGGAACATTTGAAGAAACCTGCAACGGAGGGCGAACGATTTTAGAAAGTCCAATCAGTTTTTCCTGATTCATCTTCTGTAACATCTTCACATCGCCAAGCACTTCTTGTCCAACGCCCATGCCATAGATATCAGATGTTGCTTTCGTTCTCCAACGAGGGCAAATTACAGGGAATTGTTTATATCCGCCTACTCGTAAGGGCTTATCACCGCAATTATCTTCCCAGTAAATAGAGACAAAAGGCATATTTTTATTATCCTCTTTTTCAAAGTCTCTATCAATATTGGGAAGAATCATGTGGAAGATATTTACCTTCTCATACAGATTTCCGTTTTCGTATTGTTGTTTCACAGATTGTGAAACATTTTCAATACCAAATGCTTCTACTGTCTCGCCGACAGTTTTAGTAAACTCACGCCCGAAGGTATCAATTCTATCTCCTGCAGTTTTACCTAGAACATATTCACCGACAGTAAATGTAATCCCGTTTACAACGTTGTTGTAGTTCGGGTCTACAATCATACACGCGGTTCCGTAGGTAGCGACTTCCTCATACAGTTGGTGTAAGCATTGATAAATGTTTGAAGCAGAAAGTATATCTTCAATTAAATTCTTAATATTAGACAACCATATTTCCACTTCATTAGGAACGTCGCGTTGTCCGACGGATAGTGCTAAGGTAAACCAAGAGCGAGCGGGAGAGGTTATACCGCTCTGCATGCCGGAAGATAATACGTTTATTGCCTGTCTGGGCGTACTGTCAATAAATTTTTTATAATCTATAGACCGTTTTTTTTCGCCTTTATCTTTGTCGAACCACCCAGATTCAGGTGACATATTCTCTGAAATATCCTGCCATAGAGGCATATAAAGCTGTCTATGTGCTTTCAGAGAATCATACTGTTTTTTTATTTTTTGAAGATTCATTATCCCAAAGTTCCTTTAAGTCCGGTAGAAGCAGTTTCCGCTGTTGTACCGATTCCTGTCATGCCAGTCTGAAGGGTTCCTAAAAAGCCACGACGCAACAACCGTTTGCGAGCTTCTTCGATAGAAGTATCTTCTTCATTGATAACTTGAGCTTCTGGCCCCTTTCTTAATGCTTCTTCTTCTTGTTTGCGAATTGCTGTTTTTTGCGCTTGTTCAGCTTTTTTCGCTTGTTTACTTTGTTCGGAAGCGGAATAAGCTCCTGTTGCAGCTGAAGCTGCAGAAGCTATTGCTATCCAAGTCATCGGGTCTGCCATAAAAACTCCTATAAATCAAATTCAAAATCAGCGAACTCAGGGCCGTTGCTTTGCATATCTTCTGTCGGGAACGAAACCCCCAACAATGGGTCAACAATGCGCGAGATTGCGTCAATACAGTCATCGTGCCCGCGTGGGAAGTTTATCATTTCGTATTTCAACTCATCGATGAGGTCGTGATTTCTTCCCTCGAAATCCACATAATCTAAACTCTCTGGCATATAGAACTTACGATTACTAAACGTAGGAACGAATTTATCTACACGTTCCACCTTGCTTAACTTGCCACCAAGTTCGGTTATGGGGAACCGAATGTTTTCTGTCTCTTGCGCCTTGCGGATATAATCTGTATCGGCCATGAGTGCATATCTTTCATATCCGACGGCAAGAGGTTTATATTTTCTAACCAACTCAAAGAGCTTTTTCTTTCGTTCATCTAGGTTAAGTTTATCCTTAACCAAGTCCAAAAGATACACATTTTCCAACGCATCTACCGCAAGAACTGCCATAGCGGTGTAGTCTGAATTTTTCTTCTTGCTTGTAGCAGCGTCAACAGTAATATACACATTTTTTTTCAAACTGTCAAGTGTTTCTCGCGAGTAGTATTGAAATAATTGTGGGTTAAAACGTCTTTCATCGTCGGCAACAGGGTTCAACAACATCTGTGCAGAAAAAATGAAAGGAGACATTTCGTGTCTTTTTTCTTCCAATTTTTCTTTTGTCAGTATCTCAACAGGTTCTCCGTCGGCAGTTCCGTCTAATGTCGCAGGGTAAATACGAGTTTGCACGATTTTGTTTTTTATCAAATAGTCGTAGGTATCTACCGCGTGGTAGCGAGTACCGATAAATCGTTTCCTTCCGTTTCCCGAAACAAGGTTAAACGACGTGAGCAACGCATCGGTAGTGTTCTTAATCACCTCGTTTGAAGTGACGTTATTCACAGACACGATATCATCGTAGATAATATAATCCCAATGTCGGCCAGTTGCCTGTGTATCAAGACCAGTACCTTCTACCGTTGCTTCACGTCGCGTACTTTTGCGTTTGACAACCAATCCCTTTTCTTCTGTCCAACGCACAGATTCAGTTTCAGGGTTATCGTATAGCACATCTGGATACAAAGATTTGAGCAATTCGTTTGTTTCCAACTCTGTTTTAATAGCCTTCACGATGTCAATAGCGGCTCTACGAGACCACGAGCAGATACCGAAAGTTCGTTCAGGGTCTTGTATGATATTCCAAATAGTCATACCGTGGGTAATGATAGACGTTTTCCCACTACCGCGAAACCACAAATCAAGCATCCCGTCTGGTTTTTCTTGTACTTCCCGAATCCGTTGAAAGTGCCAATCGGTATTCAAATCCTTACGATTGAGAATATAGACGATGAAAAAGAACAAGTCGGCGCGACCCATTTCAGCCATAATAACTTTCTGTTCTTGTTGCGAATAGGTAGATAGTGCTTCAATCAGTTCTGGGTATTTATCCTTACTTTCAGGCAATTTGAAGTTCATTTGTCCTCCAAGTTGATTAGTCCACAAAAAATGCTGCATTGTGGTTCAATGTTTTTTTCATCGCGACCAGCATCTTCAGGCAATTCGTCTAGAAAGTATTGTTTTAGACAAGAGTGACCTATCTTTCTTTCTATCTTTGCCATACGGTCAAACACTTCGGGGAAGTCCTTGCGTATCTTGTTCCAATACCCCATACCGCCTTTAATGCAACCGATACAGTTATTATTGTGATACCCCATTTTGTACATAACAGGGAGTTCAATACCAGCCTGATTTAACAGTTCAAGGCAAGCAGGCTTATCAAGTTGTGCCTCTATAAGAGGGAACTCGTGTTTGAAATTCGGGTATCGTTCGCACATACGGCGAGCGCGATTTTCCTCTTTAGCGCCGAACTCAAAACCCCAGACGTATGTATCAATGTCGTGTTCGTACTCAAACTTCAATCTGACATCAGTTTTTAGTTTGTTTGTGCAAGGTGCGTAGTGTGCCGAGTGAATAAAACCTGTTCGCTCAATGACATCAAAGACATCTTTGTATGCACTACGAAGTATAGTAATCTTTTTCCCAAACCATTTTTCGCAATCGTTCAAAAAGCGCAAATTGTCGGGGTGGTGTGACCCTGTTTCAATATAGCAAATCTCAAGGTCAGGATATTTATTTAGACCTAATTTACACGCAACCGCAGAGGTTGCCCCACAAGAGAACCACGCGACTTTCATTTCTCCTCCTCAATTTCCGGAGTAATTATTTCGGCTTGCACTTGCGGTTTATCTTCTTTTGCCACCAACCCGTTATTTTGAATAAAAGTCATAAAGATATTTTTTCCTACTTCTTGTGCTTGAGCGGCGGCAGCTTCTTTTAGCACCTGTTTTGTCAGGAATTTACTTTCGACCATAGTTCTAAATTGTTCCTCGTGGTTAAGCCAATACAATCTTGACCCTTCAACTCCGCCTAGCCCTGCATAAATTTCGTCTAAAATTTCAGAAGAGTTATTAGACAGCGTGCTTTTAAATTTTGGCAACGCTGGTTTTGTTTCTTTTTTTGGCTTAATAATACCTTTTTTTGTTTTTGGCACTTCCGAATTAGCCACTTCGGACAGCGGTATTTTTTCTGATTCTTCTTGCATGGATTATATCTCCGCCGTTTTTTGTTTTAATTTTTTTCGTTTATAGCACTCGCGCTGGTAAGCGTTCCACTTCTCTCTATTTTTTCTTCTATATTTTTTCATAGCCTCTCTGCGTTTAAGTTGCACCACGCATTTGAGAAGCGGGTCGAAATTCATTTGTTCTTTCAGTTGGAAGTATCTAGCTCTAGCTTTTTCCTTTGCGTTTCCGTTTTTCAGTATTTCTTTCAAACACTCGTCGCAATAGGGCGAGAACTTATTTGCCGAATAGAATTTACATGCTATACAAATTGCCATATATCCTCCTATAAAGATGTTATACATAAAAAAGAGCCACTTGTCAACCCCCTCCCCGCTCCCCACCCCCTAGCCACTCCGAATTGCTCGGCGCAGGCAGTTTGTGTTTTTAGAAAAATTAAAATCAAATAATATCAAACCCATAAAACAAAACAAAATATTTAAAATGAATTTGTTTATAAAACAAAAAAAAGTAAATAAAATATACGCATTGTGTCGCGTGAAAACTCGTAACGCATAGCGTTACACCATTTTTTCTTTATTTTTTCTACATTTTTTGCCCCGTGAAAACTTTTTGTAACTGTAACGCTGGATTTTAGAAACTTTTTTTATTATAGGGTATACATAATATATGTATATCTTTTTTTTCAAAAAGTTTTGTGTAACTAGCGTTACGTTACGGTAGGGTAAAAAATTTTGGGAAAAAATTTTGGAGAATTATGAGTGTGCATAATATATTCCGCCCCCCAGATTTTCGCGGGGGGGTGGGGGGTACTCGTTCTGGTTTAAATAAAAAAATATTTTTATTTTTATAAATAGAAAGTAAACTTTTTTATTTTTCTTTTTTGATTTTGTTTTTTTATTTTCTTTTTTTGTAAAAGTTAAATAAACTAACTCTATTTTATTTTTAGCAATCTAATAAAACGATTGCTAATTATATGTAACGCAAAAAGAAAAAAACACGCGGCAGCGTTACACCTGTTAGCAAAGTTAGTAAAGTTAGCAATTTTCCACCATTTCCAAAATCACAAAAAAAATCAAAATCTAATACAAAAAGTATATCTTTTATAATGCAAAAATCATACAAAACTAATACACTTTTTTACTTGACAATTAAAAAAAGATATACTATAATATATTTTATAATATAGAAAAATATTATTTTTCATTTTCATAAAATTATTTTTTTATAACAATTAAAAAAAACACTTGACAAAATGATAAATAATTTTATAATATATTATAAGTGGTAAAGATTACCGACGGTAAAAAACTAAAAAAGAGAGGTTTTTAAATTATGAATATAAAACGATTAGAAGAAGAAATAAAAAGAAAATTAAAAATAAAAAGTTTAAAAGATTATAAAATAATTGTAAACGGTGCGAGTTGGAGCGCGTGGAGGTGCGAAAAATGAAAAAGAAAATAAATATAAAAGATGTAGTTTTATTTCTTGTAATTGTTTTTATTTTAAATTGTTTGGCATATTTTGCCATAAAACAATATGATGCGGCATTTGAGAGCAGAGCAAAGGCGGCCGGATATTATGAAAAAATGCCGGACAATTTAAAAAACCCAAACGACATAAAAAAATAAAAAAGTATCTTACAATAAAAGCCGCTCCAGCGCGGGCGGCTTGTATGGTAGGATAAAAAATAAAAAACTACCAAATAAAAAAAAGAGAGGATAAAAAACTATGAAAAACTACAAGAGCATTAAAGCTAAAATAAATAAATGGTATGATTCACGCATTAAGGAAATAAAAAGCGGTTGCAGCTTTTGCGATTATAAAAGCGGGGTCAGACTAGAAAAGCCAACGGACAGACAGCAGGCCGCAGAAGTGCGGCGGCTGGAAAAAAAGCGCGCGGAACGGTTGGAATTTTTGGAGCGCGTGGCAAATGCTCCGGCGTTGCTTTCCGTTTCCGTTGTGACTGACTGGGTAAAAAATAGAACATGGGGACACAACCCGCACGCATTCGCAACTATTACCACAACCGAAGGAGCGAGCCGGACAGAAGGCCGCGCTAGTGGCTGCGGTTATGATAAATACAGCGCGGCTGTAACATCTGCTATCTGTCATAATCCTTCAGTATTGCGGGTATTATGCGAGAATTTAAACAAGCTAAAAAAAGAGGGAAGATATCCGCATTCTTGCGAGGTCTGGGACTGTTGCGGAATGCCTACATTGTGCACCAACGGCAGCGGAATTGAAACATTGCGCGGCGTGTTTATATGTATAGGCTTTAAATATGAAGAGAACAGGCAAAGCAGACAAACGGACTTTTTAAGATTTTGGAAATAGTCTTTAAATGGTGCGCCCTGTCGCGCAGGCGGGGCGCAATATGTAAAGATTCTTAAATATAGGAGGATACAAAATGAAAAAAAAAGAATTAGTTTATTATATTCAGGGTAATTTTTCCGGGCCGTGGGAAGATGTAAGCGGATACCCTTGCGGGGGAAAACGGTGCAAAGCTTCGCAGGCTTGGCATGAGTGTAAAAACGATTTGCGAGAGTATCGGGCAAGCGGTCAGGGCGTCTATAGAATTATAAAAAGATATGAGACAATATAAAAAGGAGGGCGCGAAATGCTAACAAAAAAAGAGCGGGAAGCCTTGGACAATATAGGCTATAAATTGGAGTTGATGGCTACTTTTGACAATAAGAATTTGCGAAAGCGGCAAGACTGGATATTGGATGAGGCGATAGGGACTATTAAGGCTATACTAAATAAAAAAATATAGTCTTTCAATGGGTGCGGCTTGCTTTTATGAAGGCCGCACAGGTGGAAGGACTAAAAATAAATAAGTTGAGGTAATAAAATGTATAAATACATATTGATAAGATGTGAAGGGCCGTACGAGGGCTACGCCTGCGAAGGCTTTTTTGATTCAGTAGAAGAGGCAAAAAAATGTATAAAAGAATGGGACTATAAAGAAGATGAGTGCGAATTGTACGAACTAAAAACGGGAAAAAATATCCTAAGGCCGGAAGAATAAAAAAAGAGGTAAATAAAATATGAAAAAACAATATTTTGAGATATATCTTAATGGTAAACTATTAGCAAGCGCAGGTAATACATGGGGCAACGCGATTAAGTGGCAAGCCTACTATGCAAAACAATATCCGGGACAAAAAATACAAATAAAAAGGACAGGAGCGCCGCTTTTTGAAGGAGTTGTAAAGGCTTTATGAAAAAAATATACATTGACCTAGACACAGGCCGCAAGGTTGCAGACAGCCTGCCGGAGTTGGACATCATGCAACAAAGGCCGGAGCACGTCGGGGCGTTCCTAGTCCCAGCGTGGCAAGACTTCGGAAACATAAAACAATATACACACGCGCAACGTGTGGCGATTTGGTAAAAATCAGGAGGAAATATGAAAATAAGGTTAAATGGTGATGATGTAAAAAAATTGATGGGAGCAGTATCTAAGGACAAAACGCGGGAAATTCTGCATTGTATCCACATTGAACGAGACGGCGATTTCTTGGAGTTTGCCGCAACGACGGGCAGCGTATTAGTAGTGCTAAAAAGGAATATAAAAAAATATGATGATGAAGTGCCAGACAACTTCAAAATAAATATTGATATTTCTAATTATAAGTTGAATAATAAGTATATTTATGATTTAATAGATGAAGGCGAGCGGTGCGTTTTGGTCGGCCCTGATACGGAAATAATTGTAAAATTGTCAGCAGGCGTTTTTCCGAATTATCATTTGGTTACAGACGGGTATGAAAAACTACCTGAGGCAACGCAATACGCTTCTTTTAATTATAAATATATGAAGGTATTGTATGATGTTTTTGGTGATTCTGTATACAAAGTGCCTAGAGCTAAAGACGGTTTCGCTCCGCATTTCTGGGTACAACAAGGCTATGAAGAAGAATGGCTTGGCGTTCTTATGCCACTAAAAAGTAAATAAGATAGTGCCTCCATTCGGTGCGCTGGTCTCCCTCTCTTCTCCGGCGCACTATGTGGAAGTATTAAATAAAAAAAAACGAGGTGAAAAAAATGGAAAAAATAAGAGTCTGCGCTTATTGTCAGACGCCGATTGAAAAAGGCTTTATCTGTGATGAGTGCAAAAAAGCAAAAAGAAAAAACTACAACAAGAAGGTGCAACACCTTTATTATGTACGCCGACGTGAAGAGTTGGCACGGCTCCGCCATGAAAATGCGGTGCTCAAAAGAGAATTGGAGGAACTAAAAAATGCAAATTAAAAAGGCGGCTGAGGCCAAAAAAAATACTCATGTAATAGGTCTTATTTACGGACAACCCGGCGTTGGAAAAACAACAGCGGCATTGTCTATGCCAAATCCGATTCTAATTGACTGTGAACGCGGTATAGGCCGTGTAAATGGTGCATTAAGAACGGACTTTTCGGAAATTGAGAGCATTGATGAGTTCAATCTGGCAGAGTTAGCCGGATATGATACCATTGTTTTTGATACTCTCGGCGTGTTGCTGGAATTGTTTGATAAAAAGATTAAGGAAAGCAACCCGAAATTGGTAAAGAGTGACGGTGCGTTATCTTTGCAAGGCTACGGAGCGCGTAAGCTGATGTTTAAACAGTTTATTTCTGCTCTTCGGGCTAGTGGAAAAAATGTACTGTTCTTGGCGCACGTTGCGGAGCAAAAAGATGGCGATATTAGCAAGTTTAGACCGTATGCAACGGGGTCAAGCATAAACGATTTGGAGAACGATTTGGACTTCATGGGATATATGGAAATGAGAGGCGGTAAGCGTTCAATTTCATTTACTCCAAACGACAACTACTATGCGAAAAACAGCCTTGGCTTGCCTCAATATATTGAAGTGCCGGAAGCACTTGCTGGCAATTCTTTCCTTGCTGATTTAATTGTGGCAGGGAATCTAAAGAGAATTGAAAAAGAAGAACAAGAAGGTAAAAAATATGTTGATGTTATTGCTAAAATTATGGATATTGTAGCCACGAAAAAAGACATCAATGAAAAAACTACGGAAATCAAAGCATTAGAACATATCTTTGACAGTAAGCAACGCGCTTGGAAGGCGTTGGAAATACTTGCAGAAAAAGATGAACTTGCTTTTAATCGGGAGTCTGGAAAATGGGAGCCGAAAAAATAACCTACATCACGCCGTCTCTGTATACGTCGGTTATGTATTGGCGTAAAAAAGAGGACAGCGATTTGCAAGAGTTATTGGATTTGCTAGACCATAAACCGCCAAAAACAAGTGAAGTTATGCAAGCAGGGATAGACTTTGAAGATGATGTGCAACGAGTTTGCGCTTCAAACGGGGCGTACAAATCATCCGACGAAGTGGCAAACTCAGTTGCGGAAATTGTTAAAGGTTGTTTGTGGCAAGTGCCGATTCGTACCGAAGTGATGGTAGAAAATAAACCGCTGGTTATTGTAGGCCGCATGGACTGCTTAAAGCGTGATTGGATATACGATATAAAGCGGGTGCTCCGGTACGAATTAGGAAAATACTATCCGTCTATACAACACCTTTCATATATGAAGGCAACAGGTATAAAAAACTTTAAATATCTTGTAAAATGCGGAAATAGTTTGTATACTGAGGAATATAGGGAGGATAGTGCAACATCAAATCTTTTGCAAGAAAGAGCGTCTGATTTTATCAGATGGCTCAGGAGCGTATCTTTGTATGATAGGTACGCTGAGCATTGGGAGTTAAAAAATGCAAAATGATAACGGAGCAGCAGTAATACTAGCCGTCTTAATCTTCATAACAGGTCTTTTGTTTGGACTTGGCGTTGGATTCTATGATGGCTTTTGCAGGGGCTTTGAGAAAGCCTTGCCTTTGACGTACATAATTGAAAAATAGGAGAAAAGAAAATGATAGAGTTAGACTTAACCAAAGTGAATGATTACAAGACGTTTAATATTGGCATTAACAAATGCTATGTAAACGGTGTGAAAATAAAAACATCGCAAGCTGGAAACAAAATGTTGGAAGTATCTTTGCGGAATCTTGATGACGCAACATTGATTGACCGCTTGCCTTTGACGGAAAAAGCTATGTGGCGCGTGAAACAATTTTTAAAAGCGTGCCAGCTCCCGCACCATGGCAAAGTTGCTTTTGAAGAAAAAGATTTGCTGAGCCGTCACTTGATGGTGGAATGTTTTGCGGAAGCATACAAGAGACAAGACGGAACTGATGGAACTGCTATTAAGGTTAAAACCTATTTGGAGGACCCAAATGTTCAGAATCTTTCAGTCTCTTCTGTAGCACAGGCGGAAGAATCTGCCGTTGAAGAAGAAGATATCCCGTTGTAAGAAACAAGACTAGGGGAGATTCATTTCTCCCCTAGCAACAGAGGCAAAATGAAAAAATTAGAATGTGTGGCTTGTGGGAAAGTTTTTATCGGTGGGCGTGCCTTCTTCTGCCCTGAGTGCCGAATCAAAAAATGGAAAGGCATTTTAAAAAAAGAAGCAAAGAGAGAGACGCAAGAGGAAAGAGAGATGGCAAAGATTATTAAACTGCAAAACAAAATTATTTCATTTAATAACAAATATCTGGCGCAGGAAACGCGCTGTCCGAATTATGGAAGCGAAGGTACTAACTGTTTAGGCTGTCCAGATGGCGCGTATGAATTTAAAGCTTGTGGACAAGTAAAAAAGGAGGTAGTAAAATGATAGGTACAAGTAGAAGCATAGAAGAAATCAATGGTGGTTTTTCTGTTGCAGTAAACATTGATGGACTTGAACTCTATATGGATGTAGAGGTTGTAAATGGAGAAGTAAAAGCCGTTACAAGGGTATATGTAGAATCCCACGGAGAAGATGTGGATATCCCGTTTTATGAAGGTGATTTACTGTCTTATCACGAAGATGATATCAAAACAGCCGTTGAGCAGATGTATCTAAGTGGTGGGATGGACTACGAACAAGAACCGGAGGACTACGATGATTGAGTGTCCATTCTGTGGAGAGTTTGTCACATGTAACAATGCGGAAAGTTGCGCCACTTGCAGGCATTACGAGGAGTGGCTAAAGGCAGAGGAAAAAGGGATATTATTATGAGCGTTAAGATAGAAATGGAAATGCCAAAAAGTTGCCATAAATGTAAATTTTTTAGCCATTCGTATAGTTTTGTTTTTGAAAATGACATAGATGAATGTTTGATTGAAAAAAGTCTGATTATGTTTGACCCAGAAAAAGGTAGACCGTCTTGGTGTCCCTTGCAGGAAGTAAAGGAGTGAGAGTATGAAAGAAGAATATAAAGAAAGATTTTGCGACCTAGATAACGCTTCTAAAGCGATGTGTTTGGCTATGTTTGCTGTTGAAAATAAACTTGGGCATTGTAATAAAAAATACATTGCGGAACAGTTTAAGAAACTTGATAATGCAACAAAAAGAGATTATGTTTTTCTGTGTCAGCGATTATGTCGCAATTTTTGGAAGTGTTTGCCCAGTAAGGAGGACTAGAACTATGGCAGAATTAAAACCGTGTCCGTTTTGCGGATATGAAAAAGTAAGAATTATAAAGCATAATCTAGATTGTGGAACAGTTTATCAAGGGTATTGTTTTCAATGTGGAACTTTAGGCCCAGATTATGGTGGTACTAAACAGCAAGCCATATCCGCTTGGAATAAAAGGAGTAAATAATGGAGCCACTTACAGTATTAAGTTTATTTGACGGAATCAGCTGCGGTCGCGTGGCCTTGCAACGGGCAAATATACCTGTTGACAAATACTACGCAAGCGAGATAGATAAATACGCCATACAGGTAACGCAAAAGAATTGGCCCGATACGATACAACTGGGTGATGTGAAAAATGTGTGGGCTCGTAATTTGCCAAAGATAGATTTGCTTATAGGCGGCTCACCGTGCCAGGATTTGAGCGTAGCCAAAAACGGAAGAAAAGGGTTAAAAGGGAGTAGAAGCAGTTTGTTTTGGCACTATGTACGTATTTTGAGAACTTGTAAGCCGAAATG